ACCGCTACCTACAGTTACAAGAACAGTAGCAAGAATTCTAAAGACATCAATATTGTTGATGACAAACTTTGTCAACGTCGAAACCACCGTGACAACAGTTGCAATAACCTTTACAAGGCCAACCATTGTTCGGATAATGCCGTCAGTGTTCTGCGAGAAAGCAACCAGCATTGGCACAACCTGGCGCATTGCAGCAGCCAGAATCGGTCCAATAGTCTCAACAAGCGGGATAAGCGAAGCCGTCAAATCCGCAACAACAGGCAACATTGCCGTACCCAAAATTTGTTGCATATTGTTGAACGACGCCCGCAACGTATCCTGAGCCACCCGCAACGTGCCCGCTTGACGTTCATAAGCGCCCATAGAGTCAGAAGAACGCTGATACAACAGTTCCAACCGAATCTGTTGATCGACAAGACGCTCGGCGGAACCGGTCAACCCCTCAAGACCACGCTTGAGTTTTTCACCCTCAATTTCGTTCTGCTTCATGGCGACACCGAACTTCTCAATCGGGTCATACTCACCACGGAACAGGGCTGTCATTGCAAGCAACGACTCTTGAACGTCATAACCGAACGTCAAAGAAAGGTCAGCAGCCAAACCGACAAGGCGTTGTGTCTGCTCAGACACTTCCTCCATCGAGAAACCGGACTGCTTCAGCACCGAACCAAGGAACGTAGAAGCCTTAGCCGCTTCAGACATTGATAAACCAATGCCGGCAGTGCTCTTCGTAAATTCAATCAGCGTCGGCGTGAATTCACCAAACACCGATTGCAAACCGTTTAGGTTGACTTGCAGGTCTCTACCGGCATCAATAGCGTTACGAGCGAAATTAGCTACAAGTTGCCCACCCTTGAACGCTGCAAAACCGGCAGCAGCCTTCACAGCAGTATCAGAAAGCCTCCCAAGCTGGGTAGAAAGCCTCTTAGTGTCCTTGATAGCCTCATCAAGACCCTTACCCTTGATACCAAGGATTACCGGTATTGATAATGGTCTCTCTTTAGCCATCAGGCACCAAGCTCTCTGTTAGTCAAAGCAATGTACTCATTCAAGTTTGTAATAAGTTTGTCCCGCACATCAGGCAACGTCTTCTCCACCGAAGGGTAAGCAACACGAGAAGCGCCGCCACGACCCCAACCCTGCAAGTTCTGTAACATCTGATCGCCCTGTGTAGTAACAGTGTGGCGACGGAAACCAGGCTTCTGATTCTTCGTGTAAGTTTTAGCAGGAAGATACACATACCAGTCAGTCTTCGTGCCCTTAGGTGTACGAGAAGAATTCGTGCGACCAGCCATATCCGCAATAATCGTCGCAGCGTTACGAACAACAAGCCGAAGAATAGTTTGATTACGCATCTGAGCAATCACACGATTACCAGCACGCATCTGCACAAACACGCGAGACGACTGACCCCGGTTATTCCACGTTTTTGCAACACTAGAACCGCGCTTGCGGAAACCCCGCATAGGAATACCAGCAGACTTGATACTCGCCGATAAATTAGCCCTAGCAGGCTCAGCAAGCTCTTTCCACTCACGGCGCATAGTTTTAGCCAACTCAGGCTCAATCTCATTCAACCGACGCACGAGACGCTTCATATCACTGACAATGATGTCAGCCCTGTAAGTCTCTGCCATGAATCCGCCTAACGTCTACATCTATTCTACCGACAAGAAAACCGCCCCCGAAGGGGCGGCTTCCTAGTGTCTCGGCAGATTCTTTGCTACCAACCAGCGTTGCATGGTCCATAGCATCCTGTCATCGAGCTGTAACAACTCTCTAGGACTAATCCCGGTTTCAACCGCTAGGCCAGCGATCATCCAGTGAGCCGAAGACTCACCGAGACCAACTATTTTGGGTCTTCCTCAGACTCCCCAATGGTTTCAACTGTTTCCAGCCACTTCTCATAGTCAGCCTTAGTACCGCCGGAGCGCTTCTCCGAGTGCCACGCCAAAAACAGTAACCAGCCAATCCGAGTTTCCTCAGCCAGCTTCGTAACACTAATCCCGAACTTGTCCTCGAAAGCAACAAGGTCAGCGGCGCTACAAGTTACCGTTTTTGCCGTACCGTCCTGGAACTGAATGTGTAGGTTGATTCTCATGCTGTAAGTTTACAACAATTACGCGGTTGCGTAAGCAACGGCACCCGTGGTGGGGAACGTCACTGAGAATGTGGCGAGGTCGCCAACTGCTCCAGCCACGGGGGTGAAGCTGTTAATCAAGGCCGTTGCGGTGTACTCAGGCGAGGTCGCTGAAGCAGCGGTTCCACCTGCAATCACAACAAACGTACCAATCGTGCCAACAAGGTCCTGGAACAGGTTAGACACACCACCGGCACCGAAGTCGCTGTGGAAGTCGAGGGTCAACTGACCACTCTTCAGGCCGCCCACAACCTCAGTCCAACCAGCGGAACCGAAGTCAGTTGTTTCGACCTCGGCAGCGTTCAGGACAAGCTCAGCGCGAGCGCAAGCGTCCGAAACATCTGTTCCGTTCACAGTTACCTTTTGGCTTGTAACTACATACTTTGCCAATTTATTTCTCCTTATACATAAACAACGACATCAAATTCAGCCGCCATATATTCCTGATCATCCAGTTGTAGAGAGCCTATGTTAGTCACGCTACGAACCCGTAAATCCGCTACGAGATTATTAAGTCTCCTATCCGATTCTACCGCAGACTTGATACTGTAGTCCCCGGTAGCAGCTACATACTGGTTTAGCTTCCGTTGCGCTGTGCGCTCGTCAGCACGAGACACGACAACGAAAAGTGTGAACTGTAGGGTAGTCAAACCCTGGTTGAAAGCCCCGTCGAAACCAATCTGCTCAAGGCTCAGAACCGCGACAGGGGGGTTCACCATGTCGGGAACGTTCTCTGCCGTCCTCAAACCACTAATTGTGGCAAGGTTCACGGCAATCTGTTGCCTAATTGCCTGAATATCCACGGCTACGCCATCCTAATACGGCAGTACGGCTCCAATAGTGTGGCAATGTCAGGGTCAATCCGTGACAGACGAACAACGCCCATAGAGTCGAATCCTGCCACACCCATTGGGCTGTCGGCACGCTTAAAATATCTGGCGGACTGGAGGATACAAGCCTGCTCCACAGCATCCGGTACAGCAGACCAACCGAATGTACCCGTCACCTCAACAGTGGCTTCCTGCCCCGCAGTCGGGAACCAGTAGTCACCCACAGCACGAATGTGTGTAGTCGGGGAAGGGATACCACCGGCGATACCGTTCAACGGTTCCAGTTGCCTATCGTTAGTGCCCCAGGTTTGGTCAAACACCCCATCGACGTTCGTAGAAGTCTTCAAAGTTGTCAACGATGCAAGATCGTCAATCTCGACCAGGAAGTTGTCGTAAGGAATGTAAACCCGTGAACCCTCAGTCGTGTAGAACACACGCTCGGTGAAGTTGTCGATAGCGCGTGAAGCAGCCGTGACACAAATCTCCAACCAGGTGTCATCAACCGAGTCAGTGATGCCCAAAGAAAGCTTGATTGTTGTTAGGTCAGTGTAACCATTAGTGATCGCCATAAGTCCTCCACATCTAGTCTATCGTGGCGTATCCCATGCGTTCCGGCGTCTACGGTCCAAAGACCACGCCCCCTGACCATAATCATTCTTAGCCATCTTGTTGTTGTAATAAATCGCGTTGTTCTGAAACGAGACAGCGTTTTTCTCACGCAATCCACGGTCAGCTCCAATAGTTGACGAATTTTCGTGCTGGGTAGGAATAGAAACTGACCGAATATGTACGTTTTTGTGTACAGCACGCCTCTGATAGTCGTTGTCCTCGAAATAGGCCGGGTAAAGGGCTTCGTCGAACAAACCGACCCTCCTGACGACCTCTTCACCGATAGAAAACGTGTGCCAGAAGGGAAACATATCAGAAAGGGTTATCTCGTCTCTACGAGCCTCTGAGAGCCCCTCAAGGGCACCAGGCAAATAAACCATGTCGTTCGAGGCGAAAAACCACCTGTCATCGTGCGGGAACAGTTTGATACCAAGATTCCATGACGCCGCAACCCCCAGGTTCGACGGCAGGTTGACAATATGTACGTTGATGACGTTCTCGTTGTATCTTATTCTTTCCAAATCGCCACCATTGTCAACGATAAGCAAC